CATGTTTTTAAGTTCGGCGTAAATCCCATTGTTCAGAACGTAGAAGAAACAGTCTGGGAGGGCGGTGGACTGTATGTGTACCCGTCTTCAGCGTTAATCATGACAGTTGCCAGTGCCTCTGGAGCCACAGACAATGGTGTAGTTATAACTATTTCTGGGTTGGACGCGGACTACAACGAGCAGTCTGAAACTGTTACCTTGGCAGGTTCTGGCACTGCGACAACAACCAAGTCTTTTCTTCGTGTTAATCGTGGGTTTGTTGCAGGTTCACAAGCACCAGCCGGAGCAGTAACTGTGGCGAATGGTGGAACCACTTACGCATATATCAACGGAGATAATCAGACGTTGATGGCGCTTTGGACGGTCCCTGCGGGATACACAGGCTTTATTACTCAGCTTGATGTTACTGTTTTAACAGAACAAAACAACAAATTCGGAAACATTCGGCTTGTTACCAGAGAACAGGGAGGCGTGTTTCGGACTCAGGAATCGTTCTCTGTAGAGCAAGGCCCGATTCAGTTGCCGTACTCTATACCTGTTCGCATCCCTGAAAAGACGGATATCGAGTACAGAGCTATAGCATCGGGTGCTAACGCAGACCTTCGTGTTTCTGCGGCGTTTGAGATTCTTTACATAAAGCGTGAGGATTGGACGAATGGCTCGTAAAAAAGAAAACCCAATACGCAAAACCACTGGCAAAGGCGGTAACTACCGCAAGACAAAAGCTGGTGCAGGCATGACCAAAAAGGGTGTTGCCGCTTATCGTAAGAAAAACCCCGGCTCTAAGCTCAAAACTGCCGTTACTGGCAAGGTTAAAAAAGGTAGTGCCGCAGCTAAACGCCGTAAATCTTATTGCGCACGTTCAGCAGGACAAATGAAACAATTTCCGAAAGCTGCAAAAGATCCGAATAGTCGATTGCGACAAGCTAGAAAAAGGTGGAAGTGCTAAATGGCTATGAGCCGTTCACAGATGGGGCAACAAGTTACTAAATCGCCCATGAAAAGGAAGAAGAATGCCAAAAGACGCGTGCTACAAAAAGGTAAAAGCAAGGTACAAGGTGTTTCCAAGCGCATACGCAAGCGGAGCAATCGCTAAGTGTAGAAAAAAAGGCGCTAAAAACTGGGGAAACAGCAAGAAAAAGCCTGTTAAGAAGGCTATGGGTGGCGTTATTGAGCCATCTAATGAGTTTCGCAAACGTCCAGTACGTCGAATGATTAGCGGTGGGGCTGTAGCAAATGGTTGCGGTAAAGTTTTGTCAAATAGAAGAAAAGTTACAAAGTATTCATAATGGCTGTTAGAAAAACAAAAAAAGGTGCTGCTTTAAAGCGTTGGTTTAAAGAAGACTGGAAAGATGTTAAAACAGGTAAGCCTTGTGGACGTAAAAAGGGCGAAAAACGCTCAACTCCTTACTGTCGCCCCACTAAGCGCGTAAGCTCTAAGACACCAAAAACAAGATCAGAGATGACAGCGAGCGAAAAGCGTAGTAGAGTAGCCCAAAAGAAGCGTATTGGTCAACCTGCGGGCAAGCCTCGTAGAGTAAAGGCTTTAAAAAGGAAAAAGAAATGACTGTATCAGGCTCTAAGGACTTTGAATTAGACGTAGCAGACTATATTGAGGAAGCTTTTGAGCGATGTGGCTTAGAGGTTCGTACTGGATATGATTTAAAGACTGCAAAGCGCTCTATGAACCTAATGTTTGCTGATTGGGCGAATAGAGGCTTAAATCAATGGACTATAGCACAAAGAAACTTCACAGTTACTCAAGGAGACGGTGATCAGCCTCTTGGAACTGATGTAATTGACATATTATCTTTAGTTATACGTCGAGATGGAACAGATTATGCCTTAAATCGCATAAGTAGAGACGAATACCTCAATATTCCAACAAAATCTACAGTTGCAAGGCCAACACAGTTTTTTGTTGATAGGCAAATAAATCCAGTCCTTCAAATGTGGCCTTTGCCTGATAATAGCACTGATGTGGTGTATTATGACGCTTTAATACGCATGGATGACGCTGATAATTACACTAATACAGCGCAAGTTCCCTTCCGTTTTTACCCTGCTTTAGCGGCTGGATTAGCCTATTATATCTCTATGAAACGCGCTCCAGATCGCTCACAGATGCTAAAAGCGGTGTATGAAGAAGAAATAAACCGTGCAATGGATGAAGATAGAGATAGAGCATCTTTCCGTGTGGCTCCAGATTTAAGGAGCTATGGCTATGTCTAAATATGCCACTGGAAAATGGGCATATGGTATATCTGACCGTTCTGGCTTCCGTTATCGCTTGCGAGACATGCGAAAAGAGTGGAATGGTTTATTGGTTGGCAAGGATGAATGGGAAGCAAAACAACCTCAATTAGAGCCATTACGAGCTACTCCAGACCCACAAGCGTTGCGAAATCCACGTCCTGAACAGAACGTTGCGCAACAAGACAATATACAATGGGGATGGAATCCAGTAGGAATGGCATACAATGGGGGCTTAACCCCTAATAATTTAGTTGCTACTGGTGCAGTAGGTGGAGTTACGGTGACAATATCATGAGTTTTACATACGCAGAAATGAAAACAGCAATTCAAGACTACACTGAGAACACAGAAACAACTTTTGTGAATAATATCAATGTATTTATCAAGAATGCAGAAGAACGTATCTTAAAAATAGCTCAATTAGAGGTTTTTAGGAAGAATAAGACAGGAAATCTAACAGCATACGCTACAGATGCAAATAACGCTCAATATCTTGCATTACCAACTGATTATCTGGCTCCATTCAGTCTTTCTTATACAGCCAACAATTCAAAAGAATTTGTTATGTTTAAAGACGTAAACTTTGTTCAATCTTTTAATCCTGATAAATCTACAACTGGTGGGCCTCGTTATTATGCTCAATTCGACATAAATAACTTTATATTAGCTCCCAGCCCAGATCAGGCATATGAAGTAGAGCTACATTACTTCTATAGACCTCCAAGTCTAACGTCTGTAGGCGATAACAATACTACATGGTTAAGTACAAATGCTTCTGTGGCTTTATTGTATGGAACTCTTATTGAGGCTTATACATTTATGAAGGGTGAAGCTGACTTAGTTGCAAACTATACTCAGCGGTTTACTGAAGCCATGTCTAGGGTCAAAAACTTTGGGGAATCTCAAGAAGTTACCGATGCTTATCGCACTGGTTTAATTATGAGAGAAAAAACATGACAATCGGCATAAATAATTATAATATACTAACATTAGATTCATAAGGAGATTATGACATGGCCTTTTCAGGTAATTTTATGTGTACGAGCTTTAAGAAAGAGCTTCTTGAGGCCGTGCATAACTTTAAAAACTCAGGTGGAGACACCTTTAAGATAGCTCTATATACAAATAGTGCTTCTTTTGACGCTACAACTACAGCTTATACTGCTTCTAATGAAGTTACAGGCACCAACTATACGGCAGGTGGAAATACACTAACTCGTGTTGATCCGACAAGCTCAGGAACTACAGCGTTTACTGATTTTGCAGATACAACTTGGGCTTCATCTACTATAACTGCTCGTGGAGCTATGATATACAATGATACAGCAGCAGGAAATCCAGCAGTTGTTATCTTGGACTTTGGTTCAGATAAAACATCTACAAATGGTGATTTTACAGTTGTATTCCCAACAGCAGACGCAAGTAACGCGATTATTCGCATCGCATAAGGAGTAACATCCGATGGCGACAATAACGGGATGGGGTCGAGGTTCTTGGTCTGAAGCGGCTTGGAATACCGCCATTCCTGTTACTGTTTCGGGTGTTGCAGGCACAGGCTCCATTGGCTCAGTAAGTATTATTGGTGAAGCCAATGTTCCAACAACTGGACTGCAAGCAAATGCTTCAGTTACATCTGTATTGGTAAACGCAGATGCAAATGTTAATGTAACAGGTGTATCATCAACAGGCGTAGTAGGTTCCGTTACTGTAGTTGAGGGTGTTGGTGTCAATGTAAACGTCACTGGCGTTGCCGCTACAGGATCACCCGGATCACTAACTGTAATTGCAGAAGCTGTTGTTAATCCTACTGGAGTAGCTGGCACAGGCTCTATTGGCTCTGTCGTTGTTACTGCTGACGCAATAACTTCTGTTACTGGCCTTGAATCAACTGCATCTGTAGGTGCGGTTTCTGTTATTGCTGAAGCAGTTGTTAATCCAACTGGCATTGCTGCTACAGGTTCTGTTGGTTCTGTTGATGTAGGTGTTTTTGTTACAGTAAACGTAACAGGTTCACAAGGAACAGGCCAAGTAGGCACTGTTGATACAGAATCAGACGCAATTGTTAATATTACAGGAGTTTCTGCTACAGCAGACACTGCTCAAGTTTTAGTTTGGGGAGGTATTGTGCCAAATCAAAATCCAAGCTATAATCCAATTAATCCATCTTCTACCCCATCGTGGACTGACGAATCTCCGTCTCAAAGCCCCGGATGGGACGATATAGCAGCATAGGAACGCAAAATGGCTAGTACATATACGTTAAATAATGGGATCGAACTCATAGGAACTGGCGAACAGTCAGGTACATGGGGCGATACAACAAATACAAATTTAGAACTAATTGATACCGCGCTAGACGGTCAGATTAGCTTAACATTATCATCAGCAGGCTCTTCTGGATCGCCAAACGCGCTTCCAGTTTCAGATGGAGCATCATCTAATGGCAGAAATCGTTTAATTTCTTATGTAGATGGTGGTGATCTTGGGGCAACAGCTTATGTTCAATTAACACCAAATGATGCTGAAAAGATTATTTACATTAGAAACGCCTTATCTGGCTCACGCAGTATTATTGTCTTTCAAGGTACATATAACGCATCTAATGACTATGAAATTCCAGCGGGTACAACAGCAGTTGTTTACTTTAATGGTGGCGGCACAGGTGCTGTAGCCGCAAACGTATTTAACAATGCTTACTTTGATGGTTTAAGATTAGGTAGCGTTTCTGTTACAGCTATACTAGACGAAGATAACATGGCATCTAATAGTGCTACAGCTCTTTCTACACAACAGTCAATCAAGGCGTATGTAGATAGTCAGGTTGGCACGGTTGATACGCTTGCCGAGATTCTTGCTAACGGCAACACGACTGGAGGTACTGACCTTGCGGTATCTACAGGCGACGACATTACATTTGCGGA